CTGCCAACCAAGTCTAATTCCATTAGTTAGGCTTGATAAGGGAATGTAGTCCCAATAGGGGCTACATCGCGGCTTCAGCTGATATATCTTACGGTCATGCCTGACCATGATATAATCAGCATCCAACTTGCTACCTAGTGAACTAAATCTAGTTTTATAACTAGAAGTAAGTTCACCATAGAGAAAGCTACAATATAATCCAGCAGGATTATACGTAACGTTCTTCGATCGGTTGGGAGATATGAGTCTCCCAGGATAAACCCAGATACGAGACGGACGGCGGCACCAAGATTTATACTTGAAGCTACCGTTTGAATCGCGCTTAGGCTTAACCATAGCGAGAGGGACGCGTATACCCGAATCGAGACTTGCATCAAATGGAACGGCGTTCATAAAGCGCCTTCCCAAATGAGAGAGCAAGAGGCGAATAGTATTCCGAAGAGGAATACCGGTATATGCAGACCAATCGTTAAACTGATTGATAGCAACAAGGATATCTTGAGGAGAGTCTAATTTTCTAATGAAAACTGGACGTACTGGCTGGCCATAAAACCAGTCAGCACCACAAGATTCCCGGAACGCTCCTTTTGAAAAGGACTTCGAAGCATTAACGCTAAACCCGAGCATATCAAGGAAGTGGACTATACGGCCGTAGACAAGTCTACGACATATAATATCATCTCCAAAACATGACCAGGTCATAGCGCTCCCGTCTCTAATATAGAAGCGGGAACATGCTTTGATGATAGCACTAAATATGAGAGTCTGTAAAGGAAACGTAAAACCGTTACCCATAGTAGACATCATAAATAGAGGCACTTCCTCACCATCAATCAAGGTCGTGCGAGAACGCAACTGCAAGAGTAGTTCAAAGAACCACCCAGGTAGGAGCATCTGGCATAGGCCAAGAGAGATTGAATCGGAAGCAGCTGATAGGTCAATGGTAGCTAAGCTATCATCGACGGAACCAACCTTAGCCAGCAGATGATTTACTTGAGGCTGTGTTTTGAGGTCAATCCCAAAGGATTGTCTCAAGCGAGCTTCCAGTAAGTGCGCAAGACCAAGCTGATAGTAAGAATTCAGCAAAGGTTCTACGCAAATCATACGGCTTATGCTATTCGTTTTTGGAACGAAGCTGCATCGGCTACCGCTCACTATGGAAGGCAAACCGTGACTATCGTAGCGTTGGCATTCCGCTTCGGATAATGTAGGGATCCTCGCGCAATAGTGCCTGTACATTTCGTACAGATATACTGATGTAGAAGACAGCTTGGAGCAAAAGAATTTCGTATAATACGAAGTTCCAAGAGCCCCAACTGCAGCTCCGGGACCTGGCCTAGCGAACTCGTTGAGTTCGTAAAGGCTAGATACCAGGGGCATACCACCAGGATGGAGAAAGTCGTCGATGATTTTTCGGATTTCTCCGATTATCTCGTCTTCGTCAATCGTCGTCCAAAGAGGTAACTTCCAATTTTTACACCTGTTATTAGCAGATATAAAAGAGCTTAAGGCTTCTTTGTCGGCAGCCGTTGTATCATCTGGGATCCATTTACGGACCACAGAATGACGCAAATAGCTACCAGCAAATTCGCGGTAAGCCAAGCCAGGATTAGGGAGCCCATTAATGAATGGGACATCCGAGCCTGGTACATCGGAATAAACAGCATTGTAAAGAACATCAGGACTAAGGCCCATGAGGTTACTCCAATATGAACCATACGGAAAGAGTATAGAATTTCTTCTATACGCCAGCCGCAATCGATGCACTCAGCACCATGGATGGGACTATCACCTTTATTAAGAGGTAACAGACTTCCATAGCACCAAGGGCACAGACCGCAACGCACATAATGATACCTGTATGCCGGATCAAATGACACCGGTAACACAAGTATCCCCAATCGAGGCAGAAATCGAATTAATCGATCCTACCAAGAGAGAGAGTGCTGCTCTTACATTGGGAGCATCAGCCGTATCGGCGCCAGCCGGGACGTCAATCTGACAGGTGATATTCATCACCTGAGCAGCCTGACCAGCCAAGCTGGTAACACCTTTGCGAACGATGATCTTGTAAGAGTTGCGAGGAACACTACCGAGTATACCAGTCGCCGGATTCACAGGAGGCAACTGTCGTAAGACAGGAGGCCGACTGAGAGTTACGGTGAATGGACGGCTGGGGGACGATGAAGCATCGACCCCAGTCTGTGTACCGCCAATGGCGGATACAGCATACTGCTTTCCAGTATTACTGGGAGCAGTATCCGTGACGATGGTATACGTTGGAGAAGTAAACCCCGTCTCGGCCCCTCCTGTTATGGGAGAAGTAAGCGTTAATGACATCTAAGTCACCTTGTGGTTAGTAGAGTTTTAGAAAACTATCTTAACAATTCGTGGAAGGAACGCGGCCATCATATTCAACCAGGGGGTCGGAGTCGACGGAATAGTAAATTCTATTCTGGGGACAAGATCACCGGGAGTTATGCCTGTACGCGTGACTTTACGCCAAGTTAAGGTAGCAGCACCGCCTGATATAACATTAGCAAAAGTAGAATGGAATGTGGCAGAATCGAACGGCTGCTGATTAGTAAACCGCATACCTGTATAGGTAATCTGGTTAGTAACCCGAGTCGTCTGACAGCCCCAAGCCAAATTACTAAAGCGAAATGAAATACCATCAATTATATTTCTAACATTAGAAAAGTAATTGACCATCCAAGCGTACGGTAAGATAGAGAAGATCGTGGGAGCCCAATCAGAAGGCAACAACCTGTTGTCCTGGATAAAGCCAACACGACCGTCCATACCGGTATCAGTACGCATAGCACCTTTCATCCTGCACGAGTATATCGATGTGTTACGATATGATTGTACAGGCGAGAATGGTGTCATGTAGCCGTCATTCACCCAAGGTGAAGAATCAACTACAAGACCATTAAAGGTGGAGCTAGCAGTTCCTTCAATTTCGACCGTAGGCGTTCGCTTACGGTCTTTAATAACTAAATCCGTAAGGATATCAGTTATATCTTGAACAAACGGTTGGACTCCAAACTTAAACTCAAGGTAGCTAGCCGAGACAGCATTTAAGAGAGAAGGACCTTTAAGCTTACCATACTTCACTTTCTCTAGTGAAGTTAGATAGCTAGAGATCTTATCTCGAATAGCTGTCATCGGATGGATAGTAGAGTGAATATCATGTCGGAAGTGCTTGATACTACGCCCAGTAAGATTCTCACTAGACATAGCAGCATTAGCTTCGTCGATGAATTTCGCTATACAGCGGTTATTCACATCGGTAACGACAGAGGAAGGAACCATAATAGCTTGTGGCTTAACAGGGTACCGGACAAATCCGGCACACACGTAATTCCACTCGCCTACTAATCGTCCACTATTATTGAACATACGACCGATACTATAGGAAGAACAGAAAGACGGGTCGCCGTCGATGCGTGTACCCACAAAAGGGGTAGTAGCATTAACGCCAGCACGTATCTGGCTCTTATAGGAAGGGTTCTGAAACCCTTGGCGAGTATTAAGGCCAAGAGGGTCAGTACCGGACTGAAAGACAGGCACGAGGGGACCAGAATTCCAAGGCAAAGCCGAGGAAGACATGTCCCAGTGCATGCCAAACTGTTCGGAAGTATTTAAAGTTTCCATAATAGACCTATGAAGTTATCTATGTCACGTAGAGGCTGTTGCTAAGCAGCTTGCGATACATAGAAGAAGAGACCAATTAAGGTCCGATAAGAAGAGTCGATATTACCTAAACCAAAAGGCAAGGTAAGGGATCAACTGATCC